AAAAGGTTGAAACCAATTGAAAAAGAAGGCCGACCAGATAAAGTTGGTTTTGCTAAGAAATAACATTGACTTTTTAGTCAAAGTGTGGTATATTATAATGAATAAGGAGAAATATTATGGCAAGTGATATAAAAATATTAAGACTATCTACTGGCGAAGATGTAATTGCTAAGGTAGGTGAAAACGATCAAGGTATAAGTTTAAATAAAGCGTTTGTAATTATACCTCAACAAATGGCACCAGGAAAACCTGTACAATTAATGATGTCATTGTATAATGCTTTTGGTAAAAGTGATACTATTACACTATCAAAAGACAAGATTGTTTTTATGACCGACCCTAAAGATGAGATATTAAAATCTTACGAGCAAAATACTAGTAGAATTATCCAATCACCAGGTCTAATTACAGAAACTAAAGTACCGAAGTTATAATGATAACGGTCTATTTTATGAGAGGACAGGAAAAGATTCCTGTTCAAGTTGACGAAGGTATGACTTTGATGGAGGCGGCTAGAGATTACTCTAAAACATCAATAGATGAAATACCTGCTGATTGTTCAGGCTGTTGTGCTTGTGCTACTTGTCACGTTAGAATAGATCAAAACTGGACAGACAAAGTTGGTGAGGCAAAATTAAATAGTATGGAAACAGAGTTACTAGAATATGAAAGAGGTTATGATAGAATGAGAAGCAGATTAGCTTGTCAGATACAATTAGAAAAAAAACACAATGGTTTGGTGGCCCATTTACTTGACAACTATAAAATGTAATTTCATTTTAAACACATATGAGTGTGTTTAGAGGGGGATTAGCTCAGTTGGGAGAGCGCCTGATTTGCATTCAGGAGGTCGCAGGTTCGACTCCTGTATCCTCCACCAAAATTTATTATGAACTTTTATAAATCAGTTATTGAACACAGAGGAAAATTACTTGTTCGTGGTATTCACGGCGGTAAAGATTACAAAGAAAAGTTAGACTTTGGCCCTACTTTGTATGCTCTAACACAACAAGAAACTGAATATAAAAATTTACAAGGTCAATATTTAAAACCTATCACATTTAAAAATATAGATGGTGCTCGTAAGTTTAGACGAGAAGTTGTAACACAAAACTCACCAATCTATGGCCTTGAAAGATACCATTATCAATACATTGGCAAAGAGTTTCCTAATAATGTAGAATGGTCAAAAGAGTTTATTAAAATCTTTACACTTGATATAGAGTGTGGTTGTGAAAATGGTTTTCCAGATGTAGAAAATCCTATTGAAGAACTACTTTGTATCACGGTCAAAAATCAAACTAACAAACAAATTATTACTTGGGGCGTAGGCGACTTTAAGACCGATAGAACAGATATAACTTATGTAAAATGTAAGAATGAGAAAGAACTAATATTTGAGTTTATGAAATTCTGGATTAAAAATCATCCAGATATTATCACAGGTTGGAATACAAAGTTTTTTGATTTACCTTACTTAATGAACAGAATTAAAATGGTGGCTGGTGATAAAGTTGCTAACAGAATGTCACCTTGGAATCTAATACAAAGAGAAGAAATACAAGTTAGAGGTAGACCACAAACGGTCTATGACTTATATGGTATTACAAATTTAGATTACCTAGACTTATACAGATGGTTCATACCAACAAGGCAAGAAAGTTATAAACTAGATTTTATTGGTCAACTAGAACTTGGCCGAGGTAAAGATGAAATGCCTTATGATACATTTAAAGATTGGTATACAAAAGACTTTCAATCATTTGTTGATTACAATATACAAGACGTAGAAATTGTTGATGGCCTAGAAGATAAACTAGGTTTAATTGATTTGTCCTTGACCGTTGCTTATGAAAGTAAAGTTAATTATGGCGATATATTTTCACAAGTTAGAGTTTGGGATACTTTAATAGCTAATCATCTATTAAAGAAAAATATATGTGTACCTCCTAGAGAAGACCATATAAAAGAGACAAAGTATGAAGGCGCTTATGTAAAAGAGCCTCAACTTGGTCAGCACAAGTGGGTTGTTTCGTTTGATATTAACTCCCTATATCCACATATTATCATACAATATAATATTTCTCCAGAAAAGATATTAGGCGTTAAATCATCTGGCGTTTCAGTTGCTAAGATGTTATCAAACAAAACACCACTTGCTCATTTAAAAACAGAGGGTGCTTGTATTACACCTAACGGTGCTATGTTTAGAAATGATAGTCAAGGTTTCTTACCTGAAATGATGGAAACAATGTACAATGAGCGTGTCATTTACAAGAAAAGAATGTTAAAAGCAAAACAAGAATATGAAAAAACAAAAGACCCTAAACTAGTAAAAGAAATATCTCGTTGTCATAATATACAATGGGCAAGAAAGATTGCCTTAAACTCAGCTTATGGTGCTGTTGGTAATCAATACTTTAGATATTATGATGTAAGACAGGCAAGTGGTATTACAACTGCTGGCCAATTTATTATTAGATTTATAGAAACAAAAGTTAATGAATACTTAAACAGAATATTACAAACACACGATAAGATAGACTATATCGTGGCCTCTGATACAGATTCAATTTATGTTACACTTGACAAGTTAGTAGAAAAAACTTGTGAGGGTAAAACTAATGAACAAATATGTAATTTTATTGACAAGGTTGTTGGTAGTAGAATAGAACCATTTTTAGAAAAATGTTTTAGTGAATTGTCTGATTACACAAATGCCTTTAAAAATTGTATGGTGATGAAACGAGAAGTTATCGCTGACAAAGGTATTTGGGTGGCCAAAAAGAGGTATATGTTAAATGTGTTAGATGAGGAAGGCGTAAGACTTTCTGAACCTAAATTAAAATTAATGGGCATAGAAGCTGTCAAGTCTAGCACACCTCAGGTCTGTCGTGGTAAAATTAAAGAGGCGATTAAAATTATAATGTCAAAAGAACAATCAGATTTACATAAGTTTGTGGCTGACTTTAAAAAAGAGTTTCTACAAATGAGTGCTGAACAAATATCTTTTCCTAGAAGTTGTAATAATATTAGAAAGTATAGAGATCATAGTAATGTGTTTATTAAAGGCACACCAATACACGTTAAAGGTGCTTTAATTTACAATCATCAACTACAACAATTTAAATTACAAAACAAATATCCTTTTATACAAGATGGTGACAAGATTAAATTTCTTAAATTACTAGAGGCAAATCCATTTAAGTTTGATGTGATAAGTTATATTACAAAACTGCCAACAGAGTTTAAATTAGAACAATATATTGACTACGAAACACAATTTGAAAAAACATTTTTAGACCCTATGAGATTTATATTACAAGCAATAGGTTGGGAACACGAACCAAAGGCAAGTTTAGAGGCATTTTTTGGATGATTACTAGTTTAATTCTTTTTTATTTTACAATTTTTGTATTCTTTCATTGGGGGCAAAATATAGCGAGAACACCAATAGATACAAAAGTATTTTTAATTATAATGTTAACGATATGGATATTAGTAAAAAATATAACATAATTTATTCTGACCCGCCTTGGACATTTACAACTAGGTCTGATAAAGGCAAAGGTAAAAGTCCAGAAAATCATTATAATTGTATGTCACTAAAAGATATTTGTAATCTACCAGTAAATAATATTGCTGAAAAAGATTGTGTATTGTTTATGTGGGTTGTTGACCCTTTATTACATAAAGCATTTGAAGTCATAAAGGCCTGGGGCTTTGAATATAAAACGGTAGCGTTTACGTGGGCAAAACAAAATAGAAAATCACCTGGTTTTTTTACAGGTTTAGGATATTGGACTAGAGGTAATCCTGAGATGTGTTTACTAGCGACTAAAGGCAGACCAAAAAGAGTTAGTAAATCAGTATCACAACTAGTTGTAGATATTCGTAGAGAACATAGTAGAAAGCCAGATAGAATTAGAGACGATATAGTAAATCTATGTGGTGATTTACCTAGAATTGAATTGTTTGCTAGACAAAAAACAAAAGGCTGGGACGTATGGGGGAATGAAGTATGACACCAATAATAGCAATAGGTATAAGTTTAATACCAATTATATTAATAGTTGGACTAATGGTAATGTGGAACAATGAAGACCCTAAATAAAGATCAGGCATTATATTGTGCTAAAATATTTAATGATTATTTTGGCCAGTTTAATAGAATAGATGAGTATATGAGAGATCAAAAGATGTCTCAACTCAATGATACTATTTCTGCCAGTTTACCTGGTATGGGGCCTGAAACAGAAATATTTGATAACTTTGATATGAGTCCACAAGATATGGACTTTGAGATTACAGAACCAGATAACACAACATTTGACTCATTTTTAAATCTAATATCTTCACATACTAATATGTCAAGTGTGCCTGGTAAAAATCTAAAAATAGGTGTAAAAGAAAAGAACACTAATAAGTGGGTAGGTTTTATTAGATGTGGCTCGCCTGTAATTAATATGAAACCACGAAATGTTTTATTAGGTAATGTGCCAGAGTTAGTGACATTTAATAAAACTTCTATTATGGGTTTTGTAATTGTGCCATCACAACCATTTGGCTATAACTATCTTGGTGGTAAATTATTAGCGGCCATATGTTGTAGTCATAAGATTAGAGAAATATTAAATGAAAAATATGATATGAACTTATGTTTATTTGAAACAACAAGTTTATATGGTAACAGTAAATCATCTAGTCAGTATGATGGTATGAAACCTTATTTAAGATATAAAGGCCTAACTGATAGTGACTTTATACCTTTAATACACGGTAAACCTTTCCACGACTTATCAACATTTGTTGAAAACAATGTAGGCAAACTTGTAAAAGATGACGCCTCTAGTAGAAAATTAAAACTAACAACAGCAATTATTGGTTTAGTAAAAAGAAGTTTAGATGGCAATGATTTAGATATGTTTAATACAACTATCAGTAATGCTAAAAAGTTAACAGAGAGAAAAAGATATTATACTTGTAATTATGGTATTAAGAATTATATTGATATAGTAAATGGTAAAACAAAAGAGATTATCAAAGATGATAACTACGACAAGTTTAACCTAAATAATATTATAGAGTGGTGGAAAAAGAAAGCGACCAATAGATATAATAATCTTAAATCAGATAATAGAATGAGGAAAGAACTTGAAATATGGTCACCGAATGCTCAAATAGAAATTATCAGATGATTACAAAAACGGACTACAAAGATAAAAAAGAATATTGGGATTTCCAAAGAAAAAAGGAATACAATAAAGAAATGGTATTTAATATGGCCGAAAGTTTTGAGGGTAGAGTTTATAATGACTTTGGTATGGTAAACTTACAAGATATGAAACAGTTGTTATGGCATAGAGTTAAACCTGAAGACTACGAAGAGCCAAGAAAAGGTTGGGTACCTGAAGACCCTAATTATAGGTTTGAGTGGGAAGGCCCAGCTTTTATGCCTAAATTTAAAACATATGAAGACGATATGCTAAAAACAGGTAGGCCTGTCGTATTGAGAGCAAAACGTGATAAAAGTAATTGATGATATTGTAGATATATTTGACCAAGAGATAATTAAACATCAAGTATTTAATGAGACATATTTTCAATATGTAGATGATGTTTCAATAGCAAA